GCAGCCATTGCCGACCGGCTGCGGCGTTCTGAATGCAATGTCGATCCGGACGCGTACCGCTCGGGAAGGATGGATGCGGAGGACTGGCGGGAGGTCGAGCGTGCGACCGGGGAACTCGGCAAACTGCCGATTTATATCGACGACAATCCGGTGGTGTCTATGCGCTATATCCGCTCCCATGCGAAAGTGATGAAGAAGCGGAACAAGTGCGGGATCATCTTCATCGACTACCTGCAATTGGCCGATACGACGACCGACCAGCGCAACCGCAACCGGGAGCAGGAGATCGCGCAGGCCAGCCGACAAGCGAAGATCATAGCCAAAGAACTGGACGTTCCGGTGGTGCTACTCTCGCAGCTCTCCCGCAAGTGTGAAGAGCGGGGCGGTGCGTACAAAATGCCGATGCTTTCCGACCTGCGGGAATCGGGGGCTATCGAGCAGGATGCGGATGTGGTAGGATTCATCTTCCGTCCTGCTTACTACGGAATCACCGAGTGGCCGACTTCTTTGGGGAACGTGAGCACGCACGAGTTCGGGATTATCAACATCGCCAAACAGCGCAACGGAGGGACGGAAGAGGTGGCTTTCCGGCACAACTACTCAATGACCAAGATTGTGGATTACAAACTCTACGACAATGTGCCAAAACGGGATACCCCTTTCTGAGCGGGTTTACGAGGCGATACGGGAGGTAGAGCGGAAGAAAATTGCTGATAGGATTTTTCCGGATCATGCGCTACTGATAGACGACCTGTACGAAATACTGAATATTCCGACGATAGACATCTATTGGGCTTGTGTGGAACTGTACAACCAACACCGGATCATCGGAGGGAATACGATTAACGATAAATATTTCAAGACACTATGATTCACACAAATATAACGGCCATCAAACGCAGTGAAAAAGAGGACAGCATTCATCTGGTAGACGACGAACGGCACATGCGGGCCAGCGCATTGTTGGCCTCGATCAAAGCCAAACATGCCAAAATGCAATTTGTCCGTGTGCCGCTCCAAAATGGGAAGGGTTACCGTGAGATCGAAAAAAGCAAATATGAAAAGCTATGCGGAAAGTCAGTTACCCCAAAAATATGACCGTAGACGAGTTTAAATCGTTCCGGCATGCAGTTACCCCACCGGGTAACCAAAAGATCAGGAATGCCCGGAAAATCGAGCGGGACGGGGTGAAGTTCGACAGTCGATTGGAGATGTACATGTACGATTTGCTGACAATGGTCGGCATTCGGTTCGAGTTTCAAAAACGCTACTGTGTACAGGAGGGGTTCCGCTATCGCGGCGCAGCAATCCGACCGGTCACCTACACCGTCGATTTTTTCCTGCCGGAACACGATACGGTGATAGACACGAAAGGTTACCGGACCCAGCAGGGCGACCTACGGATCAAGATGCTAAAAAGGCTTTTTATCGGGCGGGGAATTTCCTCACGGGTAGCGCTTCCAAAAAATCAGGGCGAATGTCGGGCATTACTGGCCGAAATATCAAAGTTAAACCGTCCCGTCCGGGGCACAGAATAACGAGAGATGACAACCGACAAGAAAATACTTGATGCCTGCTGTGGTGGTAGAATGATGTGGTTTGACAAAGCAGATCCGGATGCGATTTACATGGATATTCGGGAAGAAGAATTTATCGCATGTGACGGTAGGCGTGTTCGAGTGCATCCGGATCTGATAGCTGATTTTCGGAATATGCCTTTTGAGGATGAATCCTTCAAACTTGTAGTATTCGATCCGCCGCATTTTAACCAGTTGGGTGCAAACAGTTATACCGCACAAAAGTATGGCCGATTATTCCCGTCATGGGAAACGGATCTAAAACGAGGCTTTGATGAATGTATGCGGGTTCTTGAGCCGTTCGGGATATTAATTTTCAAATGGAATGAGGTTCAAATCCCGGTTAGCAAAATGTTGGAAATTTTCGGACAGCAACCCTTGTTCGGTCATAAGTCCGGTAAAGCCTCAAAAACCCATTGGATGTGTTTTATGAAAAGATAATGAAATGAAAAGCAAACGAGCAGAAGAATTTATCAATAACAGATCTGAGCTGATTGACGGCCAAGACAAGAGTGGATGGTTGACGCATCAATAGCCCGTTGAGCTTGCCGAGCAAGACGCAGAAGAGAACCATGCTCGGAAGATGAATGGATTGAAAGCAAGAGAGGTAGAGACGGTCAAAGCAAGAATTAAAAAATACAAAAGTAGTCGGATGGGTGCAAGTTTTGATAATTACGTGTCTGAACGATACGATGATTGGGTAGCTTACACAGAGGCATTATGCCTAAAATACGGGGTGAAACTGGAAGCGCGGGAAGTCGTAAACGAATCCTTCCGCGTACTGCTTGAGCGCAACGGGTCCAAACTCGACCGACTGATAGCCGCAAGACCGGGGCGTAAACCGGTAGCCGAATTTATGATGAAGCGAATTATCCGATTTCAAGTCTGTTTCCCAAAATCAGGCGTCAGGTATAAATCCGGTCAAAAATTCACGTCCGAATCTTCGGAAGAAACACCGGAAACATTCTCCGATACGAATGTAGATTATTCTGGTTTTATGCAGTCTATTTTAGAGCAAGTGCCGTTTACCGATCTTGAACGGCGGATATTCGTGTGGGTAGCCGTCGAAGGGAAAAGGCTGGACGACTGGCCGGGAGAGGAAAGCCGTAGAAAACTGTTTTACAAACAGCGAAGCGCAATTTTGAAAGTGAGAGCGCTTCTGCATCGAAAAGGAATTTTTAAAGAATAATTGCAGTGAATCCGGCTTTTTGTCGGATTTTTTGTTCCCGTTTGCACTTTTCCCCGGCTCATTCCATTTGGAAGAAAAGACCTTTGAAAATGGCAGCTCCGAAGAAAAATACTTACACACAGTTAGCAAAGAAAAACAGAGTTGGGAAACCTGTCTCTTATTCCCCTGAAAGCCTTTGGAAGAAAGCCGTTGAGTATTTCAGTTGGGTGGAAAATAACCCGCTGTATGAACGTAAGGCTTTCGGTACCGGGTTAGTGGCGGATTTACCGAAGCTGCGCGCAATGAGCATTTGCGGATTTTGCATTTTCGCAGGAATTGACAGGCAGACGTTCGCCAACTATGAGGATAAAGCCGAATATTTCGGCATCACCACGCGCATTAGAGATATTATCTACGATCAGAAGTTCACAGGAGCCGCTGCGGGGCTTTTGGAAAGCAACATTATCGCGCGGGAATTGGGTTTGGTCGACAAAAAAGATGTGACGACAAACGGCCAAAACGTAACCGCGTCCCCCTTGAACGATTTACCCACGGAGGCGCTATTGGAAATCGAGCAAATAGCTAAAAAGTATGGCAAATAGCGAACAAAGTTCCTTTGCCGATCTCCGGTATTTATCCGAGGTGATCGCCCGAAAGAATTTCGAGCGGTTCGCCTTGTACGTAATGCCGTCTTTGGAGCTATCGCCGTTCCATCGGGCTTATTACCAGGCTTTGGAACTGTTTGCCCGTGGTGCGATTAAAAAACTGATTGTAACGGTACCGCCCCAGCATGGCAAATCGCTCGGATCGTCGCAGCTTCTCCCGGCCTACCTATTAGGGCTGAACCCGGAATTAAAAATCGCCCTCGCTTCATACGCATTCACGCTGGCAACGAAATTCAACAAACGGGTACAGCGCGTTATTTCGGATGCGGCATATCAAAATTTATTCCCTGACACATGCCTCAAATCGGGCTCCCGGCAAGTGGCCGCAGGATCGTACCTACAAACCTCGGAAGAGTTCGAAATTGTCGGTTACGGCGGATCGTTTCAGTCGGTCGGAAGGGGGGGCGGTCTGACGGGTAACAAGGTAGATATAGCGATATTGGACGACTTGTACAAAGATGCGGCGGAGGGAAACAGCCCGACTGTACGGGAAAGCGTGTGGGAGTGGTACACGTCAGCCGTTAAAACCCGTCTGCATAACGGATCGCAGGAACTTATCGTTTTCACCCGCTGGCGTGAGGAGGATTTGATCGGCATACTGGAGGACAAAGAGGGCGTGCGGGTGCTTGGTTCTTTTTCAGAGATCGACCCCGGTTACACGGGTTGGTATAAACTCAACTTTGAAGCGATCAAAGAGAGCGGACCCACCGAGATCGACCCGCGCCGTTACGGTGCCCCGCTTTGGCCGGAGCCTCACAGCCTCGAAAGCCTGGAGCAGCGGCGCGCGCTCGATCCATTCCGCTTTGACTGCATGTACCAGGGGCACCCGTCGTCCAAAGAGGGCCTTTTGTACGGTGATAACTTCAAAACCTATGACACCCCGGCCAGCCCGGACGAAATCATCCGGAAAGCCAATTACACCGATACCGCGGACACTGGCACGGATTACCTGTGCTCGATCTGCTACGACGTGCTGAAAGGGGGGCAAATCAACATTACCGACGTACTATACACGCAGGCGCCAATGGAGGAAACCGAACCGGCCACCGCGCAAATGTTACTTCGTAACGGCACCCGTGCGGCACTGATTGAAAGCAACAACGGCGGGCGCGGATTTGCCCGGAACGTGCAACGCAAAGCCACGGCGGTACATGTTGAGTGGTTCCACCAATCAGGTAACAAGGAATCCCGCATTCTGACCAATTCCGCCACGGTACTGCAAAAT